GAAGGCATCCCCGGCTTCGAAGTCTCGAATGCTGTCGACGCTGGCACGGGTCTCGGTGTTCAGGTGCTCGTCGGCATGGAGCAGTCTGGCTTCCTGAACGTCACGGCCACCCTGATGTTCGGCGCCGCTGTCGGTCGCGCCACCTCCCTCGTCCGCCTCAAGACCGCCTAATAGCGGCCAAGGCTACGAACTTAGGGGGCTCCGAAAGGGGCCCCTTTTTTGTGCCTAGTTCCCAAAGGCGGCAATGATAGGATGAGCCTCTACGCTGACTTTCTCGCTGACGCTAAAGAGATGATTGCGGACTTCGGCGTGGCCGGGTCGGCCAACTCTGGGGCCATCACCTTCCAGTGCCTCATCTCTGACCCCGCCGTGATGACCGTCCTCGAAGCAGGCGGGTACATGGAGCGGACCCAGTACTCGGTCAGGATGCCTGCTGTAACGGCCTCCTGGAGCCTCCCAGACGGCTCTACGGGGGCATCGGCGGCCCTACTGTCGGCAGGTGTCCCCATCGCCAGCCTAGGCCAAGGCAAGAAAATCGTGGCAGGCGGGAAGACCGTTCGCATCACGACCCAGACCTACAAGCCCGGGTCGGCATGGATCACGCTCGTCGTCATCGACGATAACCAGTAACGCCGTGGTGACGGTCAGCATCAGTCCGAAGTCTCAGGCTGAGTTCATCGCGGCCCTCCGTCAGTTCGCGGCTAACACCGGGCAGACCATGCGGGACGCGGCGCTTGAACAAGCCGCCCTTGCCTGCCAAGACGCGGCAACCTTTACCCCTCCCCTGCCCAAAGGCGGAGGCCGTGGGCTATCCAAGGCCGCCCAGACCGCTGGCGACCAAGCCGTAGCTGGGGACATCTCCAAACTCTTCGTGGCCGCCAACGACCGTAACGCCAACTCGGCTGCGGCCCTCCTAGGCAACCAACTAGCCTACGCCACCAAGGCGAACGACATCGGCCTGTTCAATAAGATTATCGGCAAGGGCACGCTTCAGGCGCTGAAGGGTCTCCCGCCGATCATGCGGAAGATTGCCAATGACCAGGACTATACCCGGGCGTTCGCCAAGGCTAAGAACTACTTTAACACGACCAACCCTGTAATGACCGACTACGGTCAGGGCTTCGTCAATGAGCTGCGCCCGCCCCACAACCGCATCAAGGGCAAGTTCGGTGGCCGCATCGGCAAGAATGTTCGCCCGACTAAAATCAAGATGCTCGTCGAGTCCAAGTCCGACCTCGACCAATACATCCGCGAACGCCAGCAGATGGTTGGCATGATCAAGTCGGGCTGGGCGTCAGCGCTACGCTCTTTGCCTAAGCCCCGCATCAATGGTGTCCCTAAAGACTTCGGCGTCGACCTCCTCAAGGTAGCCTGGATTAACCGGCACACCCAAGTCCGCGGAACCAACAGCCTCTTGGCCACCGAAAAGGTCGTCGAGCTGAGCGTGACCAACACCCAGGGCAACGTGAACAACATTGCCATCGACGCCTCCGTGCTTCCCTTGGTCTACGCAAACCGTATCAAACAGATGAAGGCACGCTTCGAGAAACACATGAACTCCACTATCCAGCTGGCTAACCGCCGCTAAACTTTATGGGCACTAAATCCATCCGTCACATCGTCGAGGCCACCGTCGCGACTTACCTCTCGACCCAGACCGGGCTGACCACTGTCACGTTCCTGACCGGGGACAACAACGCGACCCAGACCCTGCCCAAGGCCGTGGTCCTGTGCGAAGCCGCCCGGGCACCGTCCGACCTCCCCGAAGGCGAAGGCAACTTCAGCTGCTCGGTCCGCATCACCCTGTTCTCGAACGCCGACGACACGACCCTCGCCGATCACCGCCTGCGCTGCGCCGCCCTGTCCGGCAATATGCGTGACCTGACCTCCATCAAGGCGGCATTCACGGCCACAGGCGACGCGTCCTGCTACGACGTCACCATGCAGTCCGAAGACGAGGGCATCGACGAGCGCTCCTGGGCGACCTCGTTCACGTTCGACATCCTGACGGTCTTCCCCGCGTAAGGTTACCAAAGCCTGCAATTACAAATGGCCGCCATCTCTAACGGAACGACCTGCCTCTACGGTGTTGCGGGCACTGTCACGAACCTCTTTGTGCAGTCCTACTCGCTGTCCTCTTCGTTTAACGCCGAGGCCACGGTGGTCGACGAAGCCGGCCTGACCAAGACCCATCGCCTCGACGATCGTAAGTCCGAGATTACCATCGAAGGTATCTGCAAGACCTCGACGATGCCGGTCCTCGGCGCTGCTCTCAGCTTCACGCTGAACGCTCAGACCGCTTATCCGTCTGGCTCGGCCTCCGTTTCCTTCGCTGGCACCATCACCAAGATTGACGAGAAGGGCTCTAACAAGGGCTTCACCGCGGTCACTGTGACGGCTATCGACTACGAAGGCATCACGCCTGCCTAATTGACTTAGCCCCAAGTGGGCTACACTAGGCGCATGGACAAGCGCTTCCTCGCGGCCTTTATCGACCCGGCACCTTTTCGGCTGCTGGGTCGTTCGCTTTACCCATGGTGCCTGAAGTACCGGGTGCGACTGATGGCCTTCGACTCCCCGCTGGTGACAGGCTCCCGCGGCGTGACGCCTGCCGACCTTATCTTCGCCTGCCAAGTGTGCGCCGAAGAACCCCTGGGCGAGCTAGGCTGGCGCGATCAGCTGAGGATACTGTCCCTTGCCCGTAAGCCCGCCAAGTTCGAGGCCATGCTCGAAGCCTTCTCCGGCTACATCCTCGTCCAAGACTGGCCGAAGTTCTGGGAGCAAACGAAGAAGAGCAGCGGAGGAAGCAAGGGCGTACCGTGGCCGTTGTCTATCGTCGCCAACCTTATCACAAACGGCATTGACGAGAAGCGCGCATGGGAGATGCCGGAGTGTCAGGCCATCTGGCTAAACTCCGCCCTGGCTATCTCCAAAGGTGCGGACGTGGCGATCATGTCGCCCGAGGAGGAAGCCTTCATGGCCGAGGAGGAAGCCAAGGACGCCGCGGCCACCGCTTCCAATCCTGCAAAGGAAACCCCCTGACATGGCCCAAGACCTGACAGTCAATATCAAGACTACCTCCGACGTCCCGCAGGCGATGGACAAGGCCAAGTCGGCCACTGTGTCCTTTGGCAAGCAGGTTGAGGACATCCAGCGCAAGTTTAGCACTGCTTTTAAGGATATTGCTTTTTCTTTCGTAGCCCCGCTGGTGCTTTTAAACACGGCTATTAACTACATCTCTGCCGCCATCGAGAAGCGAAAGCAGGACATCAAAGAAGCCTATGACTTTGCAGTCCGAGCCGAGTCTAAGTATCTGGACTCGGAGACTGTTGTCCTGGCTAAAACCCGGGCCGCTAAAGAGCAGGACGAGAAGGATCGCGAGATGGCCAAGACCGCCAAGCAAACCGAGTTTACCAAGTTTCTAGAGCAACCCGGTATGCGCGACAAGGTCGCCGATGAGATTGGCGGCTTTCGAGGCTTCCGTCTCAAATACGGTCTGGACGCAAACTCTGCCGAAGACATGGCAAAGGCCGCTGACGTGCAGGGCGTTATCTCTAAGATGATTGCACCGCTTGTTGACGCCAGCAAGAAGACCGTGGAAGACAAGAAGCAGCCAAGCGGCATCAACTTCAAAGGCCCCGAAGGCTTCTCCAACGTCGTCGGTGTCGGCGCTAACCCAGTCATGGAGGCCATGAACCTTCAGCTCGAAGAAGCCCAGAAGCAGACCGCCCTGCTCGAGAAGATTGCCAGCCCCGAAGGCGGCGTCCCCAAAGACTTTACCAAAGACACTAAATAACCATGGCACGCAAAGACAACGGCGACGCTTTAACCGTCCCCCTACAACAGCCAGGAGGCAAGTTCTCCGACGACGGATACGGCCTGATCACGGCCACGGTCGTCTGGAAGTCCGACCAGTCCGCGTCTCTCGGATCGGTGGTTAATCGCGGTTCGACCTGCCCGCTGGCCGGCGCCTCTTTCTGCGACGCGCACAAGTACACCATCGCCTATGACTCCCTTGGCCTTGCCAACATCACGGTCGATTACGTCGGCATTGACCCTGCAATCAATAGCGGTACGCGGACTAACCCTCAAGTCGGCGTGTCCCAGGGACTGACCTCCGAGCACATCAGCACCCACAGCAATTTCTTCACGGCCAGCACCGGCATCGCAGGTCCGACGCCCTATGTCGCCTCAACCGTTGTGCCCAATGAGTTCGCTGGCCTGAATGGCTCTCACTTTGAAAGGGCCACGGGTGGTAAGTTCCTAGGGTTTAAAGACCCCGCATCGCCGCTTTACTACGGCAAGACGAACTACCTTGCACCGCAGACTTCCTTCTCTGGGTTTTTCTACACCAGTGACGCGGCCACACCTAAGGCGCTTGTAGCCTTGGTCGGCAAGACGAGCGGGACGGGAACTTTCAATTCCATCGCGATGCTCCCAAGTTACATGGGCACTGCCTTCGTTACGGCCACTGGCTCTCGTAATCAGCTGCTGCTGGCTCAGGTCAACGTCGAGGACTTCGGCCTGCTCTACAAGGTCAACTACGAGATCCGCTACAACCGTGACGGCTACGTCGCCGCGGTCTACCCTGCTGCCTAACCATGCAACCCGGAGTCGGCTATCGTTTCAGCTCATCGTCCCAGGGAGTGACCTTGGACATCGGTGATCCGTGGGCAACAAATGACAACCCGGCACCTTGCCCGCTTCAGATTTACGACGTCCGCTATGACACGGCCTCGGCTCAGTATCTCATTAACGTAAGCCCTGGGCACGTTAACAACTACGAGGTCTCTGACGGCGCCAGCGGTACTAGCGCCAAACTCCTCAGTGCATCGCCCCCGCCCAATATTCAAATCTTCACGGCAGGCTTAACCTCCCCGGGTGCGACCAATTACATCTACATCAAGGTGGAGAACTCAGGCTCCCCTAACTACGAATACCCTTCGCCGTCAATTCCCCCGAAGATTCTTGTTTCGACCGCGGCGGTCATCCCCGACACTGACACCATCAGTTACATTCTGATCGGCAAGATTGACGGGTACAAAGACACGGCCACCCCGCCCAACGTCACCTACGGCCTGTACAATTTCAAGGGCTGCGGATCGCTATGGACTGAGCGGTTCAAGTGCGGCAGCACACCAGTCATCTACTACTGGAGCGCCATCTAACATGGCCCTGCCCCCACGAGCGGCGGCTGTCTATGTGCAACTAAGTAAGGACGGCGAGAACGGCACAGTAATCAGGCCCCCTGGCACGACCTTCAATAGTTATGTGACCGTCCAGCTTCAGGTCTATGTGCCCCCGTCTCAACCCGATTTCTGGGGTTCTCAAATGTGGTATCAAAACCACCCATCAATAAACGTGGCAAAAGTCCATCTAGGTCTGGTCGACTCGTTTTATTATCAGCCCTTAACCTCTACCTTTGGCAATCGCATCTACCCGATTGCTTACACGAACAACGTGCAAGTGGACGCGACCTTCCCGACCAACATCGTCTACAGCTACGACCCGACCACTCCTTCACCAGCCGAACCAGTCCCCAATCCAAACGGCACGGTCGGGACGAACACGACTCCCAAGACGAGCCCGACGCCGTATCAAATCTATCCGCGCTGGGCGGCCACAGACACCGCGTATGATATCGGCAACAGCCAGACCGGCGCAGGAGGGTTCTGCCCAGTGTTTGCCACCGAGTACTTTATCGGCCCAAATGGATTCTTTAGTACTCCCAGCCCATACGCCAAGTCAGTAGGCGCCTGGTCGGTAGACGTGACCGTCGATAACTTTCAGAGCGAGGTCTATAACCAGCAAACGATGGCCTACGAATACTACGATTTCGCCCAGTTGACCTTCGATTACAAGCAGACGACTACGGTCAAAATGTATTTAGACACCACAGTCTGCTGCTGGAACGAAGGCACGGTCATCAATGGCACAGTCAGTTTTCAGTCTATCGCAGTCACGACCACGGCGCTTGGCAGGACGCAATCGGTCAACCCCGACCCGAGTTACAGCTACGGCTTCGCGGGCCTGATCGCCTTAACCGGCTCCTCGGCCTCGGCTGCTGGCACGCAGTCCTTCACGGTCACGGTCAGTGGCAGTTACGTTCCTGTTGAAATTGAGATTCCGACGGTGTCAGGTGCCATTACCTTCCTGAACGACTTTCGTATTGATTCAGTCACCCCCCCCGTCTGACCTAGCCCCCCTCCCCCTTCCAACTCCCGCAACAATAAGACCCGATGAGCTGCACCAATCAAGTTACCGTCTCGCAGGGCAACACTTTCGCCTGCACTTTCACGTGGACGCCCGGGGCGACTGGCCCTGCCAACCTGCTTGCCACGACCATCACCTCGACCCTCGAGGATCGCGATTTCAATGAGTACGCTATGACGGTCACCAAGGCGGGCGACGGCCTGTCCTTCACGGTGGCCTACACTGGCTCGACTGCCTCTTGGGCGCTGGGCCTAGCTCGCTGGGACATCAAGTTCGTCTTCCCTGGCTCGACTGTGAGCCGCTCCGAAATCTTCCGCGTCAACGTCATCGACTCCGTCACGGTCTAAGACCATGCCCGACGCGATCATCACTTCGACGGCCTCGACCTTCGGGACCATCTCTGGCACCTTTGCGGCTGACCAGTCCACTATCACCGGCACGGTCACTGGCACGGTCACTGGCACGCTGTCGGGCAGCGTCGGCGTCCCTGGGCCTACTGGAGCAACGGGTGCTACTGGGGCCACAGGCGCCACAGGCGCTACAGGTGCTACTGGTGCAGGCGTGGCTGTCGGCGGGACGACCGGGCAATACCTAGTCAAACTCTCTGGGGTAAACTACGACACTGGCTGGCTGACCCTCCCCGCTGACTACATCACCAGCGTCGCGGCTCCTCTGAACGTCACGGCTGGCAACCTGTCGATTGACCTATCTCCCTACGCCCCAATCAACGCCCCGACCTTTACGGGCGTTGTTACTATCCCTAGCGGTGCAGACATCGGCACGGGTGCGACCATCGGAGCGACCGCACTGATCGGCACGGGTGCAACCATTACCAGCCCGACACTTTCAGGCGTACCCATTACCCCGACCGCTAGCACTTCGGACAACTCATTTCAGGTCGCATCAACGGCCTTCGTAAAGAATCAGGGCTACCTGACCACGGCTCTCGCGGCCAGCACCTACCAGACTCTGGCGGGAATGTCCTCGTACCTGACGACCTCAGCTGCGGCCTCGACCTACGCAGTAATCGCGGCAGGCCAGCCTGTTGCCGGAAGCACAGGCCAAGTCCTGACCAAGAACTCGGGCACCTCCTGGGATTCCAGCTGGTCGACCCCTGTAGTCGGCGACCGCTACCTGACTAGCTCGACGACGAGCAACACCCTTAGCAATACGACTAAGACCTTCACGATTGGCACTGGCCTCTCGTACACGCCGACCCAGAACATCACGATTTCCTACGACGCCTCGAACCATATGCACGGCGAGGTACTGACGTACAACTCGGGCACTGGCGTCCTGACGGTGGACATCAACAATCACACTGGCGCGGGAACCTACGCGGCTTGGGTGGTCAACGTGGGCGGCGTTACTCCTGCGACCTCGGTAGCCTTCGCTGACATCACTGGGGCAGTCTCGGGGAATGCGAACTTACAGGCGGCGCTTGACCTCAAGGCTGACCTCGCAAGCCCGACTTTCAGCGGATCGCCATCCTTACCGACTGGCACGATCGGCACGACGCAGTCTCCGGGCAACAACACTACGGCGCTGGCGACTACGGCGTTCGTCACGGCGGCGGTCCCGGCGTTTGCGACGGCGGCTCAGACGGTTACCGGAACCTCTGCGACTACGGCCTTGAACCCTTCCCTTGCAAACTTTGCTTTTGCCCGCGGGATGCATACAAGGTTTGACGGAGTCAATACTACTTCGATTTCTGGGAATGGCGCGGTCACAACGGGTTATTACAATTACCGAGAAATGTATACTTCCACGACACTTAGCGTCGGACGTGCAGCGTGGTTTCTTGGTGTGTATGCCTTCAGCCTAGCACTCGTAAGCAGCCGAGCAGATTCTAAAAAGATAGATTTCTCTAAAAAGATTTGGCTCTATGGTCGTTTCGGTACCCCCGCATCTGGTTATCTTGGTGACGCTAACACCATTCTCTATATCACCCTAGGAGGTTATACGGCACTTGCCACAGGAGCTATGACAAGCCTAGGTATTGGACTTAGCAAGGTCGGAGGAGTATCGAGTTTTATCAACCTCATCGTGCACAACGGAACCTCTCAAACCAACGTCGCGACAAGTAAAACGCTAACTGCGACGCAGATTACGGACTACGTGATCTACTCCGACGGAGCCGGGAACGTCACATTATTCTTAGATGGAGTCCAGGCTGCTACTACGTCGGCTGGTCCTACTGGCATTACTGCAACAGCGGGTGGTTTCTACCGCGAGCAAGTCGAGTCTACTATCTCTGCAACGGTCCGACAAGTCATGCACTGCTTTGGCGGTGGAATTATTATCGACGGATGAACACTTACAAAATAACAATGATTGGGGCGACCCTTTCTGACCCTTACGCACTCCTCTCCGCTGTGTTTCCGCAGCGAAATGGTGAAGCTGCCTCGTCTGACGGCGTATCCGTCACCGTCACCTTCGCCACCCCGCAGACCCCTGCCGACCTCGGCCCCCTAGTCCGCGTCGAACTCATCCCGAACGACATCCTCAAATGATTACCCACCTCCTCGCCCTCCTCGTCGGTTTCGTCGCCGGTGCCCTCGTCATGCGCAAGCACAAGGCCAAGGCCGACACGCTCGAGGCCAAAGGCCGCCAAGCCCTCGACGCCCTCAAGGGCAAGTAAGCCGTGCGCCTACTCCTGGTCATCGCTCTCTGCTTGACCGGGTGTGCTACGTCCCTCGACCCGCTGCCTGTCCAGCCGGACGCCCCGACCAAGGAGTCAGTCGTCACGACCCTAGGCAAAGACCTCGATAAGACGGATCACCGCGTCGGCGCCGCCCTCGTGGTCATCGAGCGTAACGCAACCTCCCCCAAGGTCGTCGTGGCTGAGTCCCGCCTAGCCCAGTCCTATCTGCCTGCACCGCCCGAGGCCGATGTCGCCTTCGCTATGGCTAGGGCTACCAAGGCCGACCCGCTCGACTACAAGAAGCAGATGGACTTTGGCCGCAAGTTAGCGACCGCCGTGACCTTAGCCTGGGAGAAGCTCGAGGCCGACCAGAAGGAAGCCGCCCGCGTCTCGCAGCTCAAGGACGCCCGCATCGTCGAACTCACCGCCGAGGTCGAGCGCGTGAAGCGTGAAGCCTCCGACAACATCTGGACTCTCGCAGGCGTAGGCATAGCCGCCCTCGGTGCCATCGCCACGGCCTTTGTCGGCCCCAAGGTAGGTCTCCCCCTGCTCCTCTCTGGTGCCGCCATCGGTGCCTTCCCCTTCGTCGTCGACTCTGAGTACTTCTCCTACATCGCTGGCGGGACTCTAGCCTTGGCCG